CATGATGCACCCGCTACCGTCAGTGTTTCTGATGGAGCTAGACATTCCAGAGGGCTTTGTTACTCAACTCAACGAGTATCTTGATGGCCTCTTGGAACAAGAAGGGCGACGTACAGCGGCTGATACGCTCGTTGGTCAAATCCATGAAGGAGAACAGCTTAGAATGGATTGTGATCACGCACTTGTCGCTGGTTTTTCTGGCTTCGTGCGCTCTATGGGCGTTGAGTATATCAATGCTTTTATGAAGAGTTCGGGCCAGATGCTAGATGGCAACCGCAACGTCGAGATAGACGATCTGTGGTCAGTGCATAGCTATGAAGGGGACTACAATCCCATTCACGACCACGGCACCCAAACGATCATGGGCATAAGCTGCACGACTTGGACAAAGGTGCCACCTCAGATAGAACAAGGGCCACGGCCCGGATCTGAAGACTATGGCCTGTATAATGCGTCTGGTGAGTCTGACGGGTGCTTGTGCTTCAACTACGGTCAAAGCTCCTCTTGGGACAAAGAGCGGTTGAAGCCGACGCAGAACATCGTGATACGCCCACAGGTGGGTAGGCTGTATATGTTTCCAAGCTGGATGCAGCACATGGTCTATCCGTTCCGAGGTGAAGGTGAACGCCGTACTGTAGCGGCCAACTTGAATTGTTTTAGAGAGGAGATAGCCGCATGAGCTTGATGGAGATTGTAACCACGTTGACTACCTTGTCAGTCATTGCATCTGCTGTGTGCGCCGCCACGCCCACACCCAAGGACGATGCCTTCATGGCGAAGTACATCTACCCTGTGATTGAAGCTCTGGCACTTAATGTTGGTAAAGCCAAAGAATAACTATGTGCTATCTAGCGATGGCAGAGGAATGGGGCTTGGATAAAGGTGATAAGGCATTGAACCAGATCTCTACTCACGAGCAAGTGTGTGAGCAGCGTTACCTGCGGATTGAGGAACGTCTTGCAAGTGGGTCTAGGCGGTTTGATGAGCTTGAAGCAAAGATGGACACTGTATCTAACAGGTTATGGTGGATTATTGGTTTGATTGTAGTGAGCATCTTGGTGCCACAGTTTTTAGGAGGTTGATATGTCAGATGAAGGAACAATTAAAGTCCCAACGTGGGCCTTACCTATTGGCGCTGCTGCGCTGTCAGGCGCAATGGTGTGGGGTGCTAGTCAAGCACAGGCACAGGCTACACAAGAAGAAGTAGACCGTATTGAAGCTGCTGTCGTGAGTGTTGTTGAAGAGGCCCAAGCCACGGGAAAACTCGCAGCAGTCAATGCGACAAAGATCGAGGCTATCGTCGATTCATTGGCGGAGCAGTCCGAGACAGCGAAAGCCAGCGACGCGAAGCTCCAGCAACTGATCGAAATAATGCTGAAGAATCAGAACTAGAGTACGACCCCGCCAACCCGAATCTGTTTTGCGATTTACGGGAGTGGCGAATGCTAGAGCTAGTCGATCCTCCTGCATACCGTCATTGCCTTGCGCTGGCATGGTTACGATACAACCACCGCCAGTGCGGCTATGGCGCTCAGATCTACATACAGAACACGATGCCGCGTGTTTTAGGCACCGCCCATCAGCTTGATGTAGAACTGCTCACTTGGGAACTTGTTAAGCCAAAAGCTGTGCGCGCTCAGGCTGTACAGAAAAAGCGGAGGCTCTAAGTGGATATTCCGCCAGTATTTCCCAACAGCGTTAACGCACCCTCAGAGGTGGTGGTCAAAGACAAGATACATAGGCTGTTGCGTTTAGATCAGATTAGCCGTACTCGCACTGATAAAGTAGAAGCGTTAACACAATACAGCGAGACGTATTACTACTATAAAAACGGTCAAGTTCTTTCTACTATTGTGAAGGTTGAAGATCAGTTTTCATTGGACATACGCGCATGACCATGATGATTTTTGTATTGATTGTTCTTGAGCGTGGGCAACCCACGGGCGAGGAGTTGTACTTCAGAGAACTGACTTCGTGCTTAGAATACTCCAAGGCGCTTAACGCACAGTCTGTAGGCAAGATAAACGAGCTACTAAGCAACAACAGCTACTTTAAGACTTACTGCCGTGTAAGAGAAATACCCACCTCAGAAGCAGGCACCAAGATTTTGTTTCGTGACCCGGCTAGAAAGGATGAAGATTGATGAGTCCGAAGAAATTAGAGCCGAAATCGCGGTATGCTCAGTACGACCTTGATGGAGATGGGGTCGTGAGCGATGAAGAATTGGCACGAAATCAAGAGCTTGTTGAAATCGAACTGCGTGAAGAGAAAGCAGACAGTCAACGAAGAATGGCTTGGGTTAGTCTTTCTAGTATGGTGGTTTACGCTTTACTACCACTCATGCCATTTATCCCTGAGTCCCGTCTGTCCACTATGGCTTCTCTGAGCGACATGTTGTTTCTTAGTCAGGCAAGCATTGTAGGGCTATACTTTGGCGCGACAGCGTACATGGCGAAGGGTCGGTGAGCGATGACAAAAGAACTGAAATACGCTGCCAGCGATGCAATAAGAGGGGCCATGTGATGCACTTCATACACCACAAAGCAAAAACGCTGTGCCCTCGTTGCTTCAATGTCGTGTTTAAGGTGGCGTAATGAGCATACTTGGATCACTTATAGGCCCAGCTACTCAGCTATTAGACAAGGTAATTGAGGACAAAGACGAAAAGAATCGTATCGCCTTTGAGTTGAGCACTCTTGCAGAGCGACATGCGAATGAACTAGCCAAGGGGCAGCTAGAGGTCAATAAGGTTGAGGCTGCACATAAGTCGTTATTCGTTGCCGGGTGGCGTCCTAGCATCGGTTGGTGCTGTAGTCTGGGTCTTCTGTATCATGTACTGATCGCGCCGATTGCAGGTATCTGGGTAGAAGTTCCAGAGATAGATCCGTCACTGCTGATGACTACTATGACTGGGATGTTAGGTCTCGGCGCTATGAGGAGCTACGAGAAGACCAGAGGCGTGAGTAGGGAGAAGTAATGACAAAACTAATTGAAATGCTGAAGCTGCATGAGGGTGTACGCAGTCATGTATACCTGTGCTCCGCCGGGTATGAAACTTTAGGCGTTGGCCGCAACATCAGCGAATCTGGTCTTGGCTTGTCAGATGATGAGATTGAATACCTCTTAAACAACGATATTAAGCGCGTGCGAGAAGAACTTGAAGACGCCTATTTCTGGTTCCCCGCACTCAACGAAGCGCGACAAGATGCGATGATTGACATCTGTTTCAACCTTGGCCTCACCCGATTGCGAGGATTTGTTAACGCTTTGGAGGCGATGTCTCGTGAACAGTTTGATATTGCAGCAGATGAGTTCATGGACTCGCGTTGGAGTCAGCAAGTAGGCAACCGCGCTGTTGAGGTGACTGAGATGATCCGCACAGGGGAGTATCAGTAATGGCTTTGCAAAAGTTTATCTTTAACCCTGGCATCAACAAAGAAGGCACTGACTACACAGCAGAAGGCGGGTGGTTTGACGGCAACTTGGTGCGTTTCCGAAAAGGATTTCCTGAAAAGATAGGTGGTTGGGAAAAGTACATTACTGAAACGTACAACGGCACAGGCAGAAAGCTTCTGGGTTGGGTTGCGCTTGATGGTACGAAGCTACTTGCTCTAGGAACTCGTACCAAGCTGTACATACAGGAGGGCGCTGGCTACGACGATATCACCCCTATAAGAAAAACATCCACAAACAGTATTACGTTTGCTGCTGTAAACGGCTCTTCTACGCTTACGGTTACAGATTCAAGCCATGGCGCGGCTAAGGGAGACTTTGTCACCATATCTGGCGCTGTATCGTTGGGCGGCAACATAACAGCTGAAGTATTAAATCAAGAATACGAAATAGCCACTATCGTTGACACAAACAGTTACACGATTACAGCAAAAGACACGAGTGGCGCAGCTGTTACAGCCAACGCTTCTGATACAGGCAATGGCGGTTCGGGTGTTGATGGGTCTTATCAAATCAATGTCGGCTTAGATGTGTTTGTTGCTGGTTCAGGGTTTGGCGCTGGTGCCTGGGGTGCTGGTGGCTGGGGTTCTACAAGCGCAATCAGTGCATCTAATCAGTTAAGATTGTGGTCGCTGGATTCATTTGGTGAAGACTTGTTGTCTTGTGTGCGAGGTGGTGGAATTTTCTACTGGGACTACACAAGCTTCTCCTCTAGAGCACTTCCTTTAACATCTTTAACTGGCGCTAATCTTGCCCCAACTGTGGGGCTGCAAGTGCTGGTATCTGATGTTGATAGACACGCGATCGTTCTAGGTGCAGACCCAATTGTGAGTGGCGCTAGGTCTGGGTCTGTTGACCCACTGCTGGTTGCTTTCTCCGATCAAGAGAATGCTGCTGAGTGGGAACCATTATCCACAAACACCGCAGGTTCACTGCGCTGTTCAGCTGGCTCACAAATTATTGGTGGCCTTAGAGCAAGACAGGAAACGCTTATATGGACTGACGTTGCGCTGTATAGCCTGCAGTTTATTGGGCCTCCATTAACGTTTGGCTTGAACTTGATCAATGAAGGTGTGAGCTTGATTGGGCCTAACGCTGTGGTGAATACACCATCTGGCGTATTTTGGATGGACAAGAAAGGCTTTTACTCGTACCAGGGAGCGGTTCAACCACTGTCTTGTAGCGTGCATTCTTATGTGTTTGATGACTTAAATGAAGGCCAAGCATTCCAAGTCTTTGGGTTTGTTAACAAACAGTTTGATGAGGTTGGTTGGTTCTATTGTTCGTCAGATTCAGACGTAGTTAATCGTTATGTGGCCTACAACTATCTAGAACAAACTTGGTCTATTGGCCAGCTATCTCGCACAGCTTGGCTTGATGAAGGTATAGAGTCGTTCCCTAGGGCTGCAGCATACGGATCAGACAGCAACAGCAATTTGATCTACAAGCACGAAACTGGGTTTGATGACGATGGCTCTCCAATGGACAACGTGTTTATTGAGAGCGCAGACTTTGATATTGGAGAAGGTGAGGACTTTCAGTTTGTGCGTAGGTGTATACCAGATGTGAAGTTTACAGGTGACGGTGAAAACCAAACAATAAACTTTGTGTTGAAGGCAAGAAACTTCCCAGGTAACACATTGACCACGGATCAAACGTCCACGATCACCAGCACCACCACCAAAGTAGATACTCGAGCTAGAGCGCGCCAAGCGGTTGTGCGATTTGAGTCTGATGATGACGGCACAACAGGTGTTCGCACGGGTGTTGGGTTTAGAATTGGTGGCACCCGTTTAGATATACAGCCTAATGGGCGGCGATGAGCAAGTTACTACAAGGCAGATTACCGTTTGTTAATGGCAACGCTAATGTAAATGGCGTTACTTTTAACAAGGCGGTTCGGCTTTTAGAGATAAGCTTGGATGCCTTTGATCCAGACGCAACAGCGCAATTCACTGAAAACAAAAGAGATACTTTAAAATTCAACGCTGGTGATCTAATCTGGAACACGACTATAAATGCTTTGCAAGTGTATGATGGCGATAACTGGATTACTTTAACCAGCGCGAATCTTTCATTAGAAGCACAAGGTCAGGTTGGTTCTGTTCAAGTTGTTAATGAAGGAGCAATCGTAGTGAGTGTAGGTTCATGACAAAACTATGTGCAAGAGGCAAGGCAGCGGCCAAGCGTAAGTTCAAGGTATACCCGTCTGCGTATGCAAATGCTTATGCCAGCAAAATCTGTGCGGGCAAAATTAAAGACCCCTCTGGCTTGAAGCGTAAAGACTTCAAAGGCCCGAAGCCAAAAGATATGAATGCAGGTGGCTTTGTTGCTAAACGCGCTCGTGTAATAGACCCTAGAGGATTCAGTGGCATGCTGCCTAACAAGCGCAAGCCCACTAAGATCGCATGAGCCTAACCAAATGGTTTTCAAAAACAGACTCAAAAGGCGATTGGGTTGATATTGGCGCGCCCAAGAAAGATGGCAAGTTTCAAGCGTGTGGTCGCAAGAAAGTTGAAGGCTCAAAGCGCAAGTATCCAAAGTGTGTGCCGCGATCTAAAGCCAATCAAATGACTGAAGGCGAGCGTCGTAGTGCCGTCAAGCGAAAGCGCGCTAAGCCACAGGGTGTGGGCGGCAAGCCAACAAATGTGAAGACCATTGTAAAGAAAGCCAGCGGCGGCGAAGTTCGTCGTAACCATCGGGGTTGTGGCGCTGTTATGTCTGATCGACGCAAGAGAACTAGGTACTCCTGATGTTTAGACGATACGCACAAGAGTTCAACGGCGGTGGTGAAGTCAAGAAACGACGCCGCGATAAGATGCCGAAGCGCAATAAAAAGAACTTTCGCCCCACAAAACAAGGCGCTGGCATGACAGAAGCTGGTGTAAAAGCGTATCGTAAAGCCAATCCTGGTAGTAAACTCCAGACTGCTGTGACGGAGGATAAGCCTACAGGTAAGCGAGCAGCGCGTAGAAAGTCTTTTTGCGCACGATCTGCAGGGCAAATGAAGAAGTTTCCAAAAGCAGCAAAAGATCCTAACTCTAGGCTAAGACAAGCCAGACGGCGATGGAAGTGTTAAGCAGGTGAGTAACTGATATGGGAATGAGTAGATCTGAAAAAGAGATTGCAGCAGCGCAAAAAGATTTGCGTCAGCAAACGTCTAAAGCGATCAAAGATTTCGACACATCTGGTGGCTTTCAACGTTTTGCGCCAAGCCCTCTTCAAAGCGCCATGCCTCAACTTAAAGGCAGCACTTCATTTTTAGGTGGGGGGGCAAGCCCATACGCGCAGTCTATGGCGTATCAACGCCTACCTGGGATGACATATGCCAACCTTCCAGGCACAACCACAGCGTTCTACCCACAAGCAAACGTAGCCCCTCCTGTAGCCACAACGCCCCCAGCAAGCGGTGGCGTTTCCAATCAGTATAAGTCTGAACCTGCAATAGATGTGGGCAGAGCAGATGATCCGGCTGATATTGAAGCAGAGAATGCATTGCTTCTTGCTGAAGTTATTGAACGAGCTAACGAGATGAACTTTGAGCGGCGAGATGAAATGGCTGATGCGTTCAAAGATTTTGAATTAGAACAAGCTATTCGTCGCGGCCCGTTTCAGATAGAAGATTACGATGACATTTTTGGCGACGATAAGATGCTGGAGGTTGCAGCAGACAATCGTGAAAGAGCTTTCTCAAATGAAGACTTGCTTGTTTCTCGCAGCGCCCCTGGCGGGATACTAAGTCTTAGCGATCTTCAAAACATTCAAGACTCTATTGGCGACAATGTCATGATGACCATGGCTGATGGTGGTATTGCTAGTATACCCGTGCAAATGAGCGGTGGTGGCGCGCTCGCGGCTCCAGGACAAACTTTAGGCGGCACCTCTGCAGGAAACTTGATGAGTTTAAGTGGTGGTGGAGTTGGCGGTGCTGGGGTTGGCGTAAACCCAATGACGCCTTCGCCTGTTGGAACCCCTTCAGATCAAAAGGCATCTTCAAAAAAACAAAGTCGATATGCCAACATGACTAAAGAGCAGTTAATTGCTCTTTTGGAACAACAAAACAAGTCAGACCTTGGTGCTGAGCTTACCGCTTTGAGCAAAGCATTAACGCCTCAACCATTGGCTGATGGCGGAGATGTCGATTTTCCTCGTATGAATGGCCCGATATCTGGCCCAGGCACAGAGACATCTGATGATATTCCTGCAATGCTTAGCGATGGCGAGTTTGTCGTAAACGCTAAAGCTGTTCGTGGCGTCGGTAGAATGAATGGCGCTGGTAAATCTAAAGAAGAACAACGCCGTGAGGGCGCTCGCATGATGTATGCCTTACAGAAGGCGGGCGAGCAAGCGATGAGGAAAGCGTAATGGCTAGTACAGGTGTAACAGATACCAGTATACCCGTAATAATGCCCCAGGCGGGGCAAACCTATGCCGATCCAGCGATGGAGTTGGCAACTAGAAACATTCTAGCTACATACTTTGGTGACCCATCTCAAGGCAACTTGGGCATGATGGGGCAGCCCATACCTATTCCTATTCAACAGGTGGCTGGGCTATCGCCACAAGAAATTCAAGCGCGTAATGCTGCGCAGGGGTTGGGTGGTTTTGGTGGACAACTAGCAGAAGCACAAGAGCTTTTTAGGCGTTCAGGACAAGGGTTTGACCCGCGTTCTGCTGGTTTGTTTGCAGACCCACGAGCGCGTGAATTGTACGAACAAAGCCTTGGCGTGTATGACCCATCCATGGGGCAACGATTTGTAGATCAGAGAGCAAGATCTATGATGGAAGGTGCGGCTGGAGATATCAGTGCAGCTGGCGCAACCATCCCAGGCCAAATTGAAGCCGCTCAAAGGGGCATGGCTGGCGGTAGCCGAGACATTGAAGCCGCGGCATTAAGAGCAATGGACTCAACTGGCGAAGCAAATAGAGCGACTAGACAAGCAAGTCAACAAGCTCAACTCGCATCAACAGCAGGCGAAGAAGCATTGCTGCGTGGCGCTGGCCGCGTTGGTGGTGTTGTGGGCGCAGGACAACAAGGTCTGAGCGAAGCATTGGCAGCAGGACAAGCCGCTGCAGGCAGGGCAGGCGCTGGCATAGAAGACGCTGCTCGTGGGATTACAGGTCAAGTCGGTGGTGCTCAGACAGGTGCTGCAGAAGCGGCGCGTAGAGCGCGTGCACAAACTCAAATGGCTGGACGAGACTTGCGATCCGCTGGAGAAATGGGCCGTCAAACAGCGATGCAGGGTATCGCTGGACTCGCAGGCACTGGTGAGCAGTTTGATCCTGCAGGCATTGCTAGATTCCAAGATCCCTTCACGCAACAAGTTATTGATGCGCAACAAGCAGAGATCGCTAGACTAGGCGAAAAACAAAAACAAGATGCTAGAGCACAGCAAGTTAGAGCGGGTGCATTTGGCGGCTCTCGAGGCGCGATACAAGAAGCTGAGATTGGCCGTAACGTATTACAGCAGCAGGCTAAGACAGGTGCTGAGTTAAGATCACAAGGCTTCCAGCAGGCAGCACAGCAGGCACAACAATCGTTTGAGAACGCGCAGGCGCGCCGTCAGCAAGCCGCGCAACTCACTGGGTCAATGGGTCAGGCTGGAGCAGGAACGTCCTTACAAGCCGCAGCAAGAGCAGGAGAGCTAGGATTAACTGCAGAGCAGTTAGCTCAACGAGGTGCGCTTGAAGGCGGACAGCTTGGTCTTTCTGGACAGCAAGGCATTGGCTCATTACTTGGCCAAGCTGGTCAATTTGGTATGCAAGCGGCTGAGATGGGTAGAGGCGTAGCTGGTGAGCAAGCTGCGCTTGGCATGCAGGGCATACAGTCTGAGGCTGATCTTGCTAATAGAGCGGCTCAGATGGGTATCTCCACGCAACAACTAAGATCGCAGTTGGCTCAACAGGCAGGACAAGCAGGCCGAGATGTTGCTCAAATGGGTATGCAAGCTGGAAGAGATGTAAGCAACATCGCTCAACAAAGCGGCCAGATGGGCATTCAAGGTGCGCAAACACAAGCAGGTCTTGCAGGACAGCGTGCAGACATCGCTCAAGGCATAGGCCAGTTAGGCATGCAGGGTCAACAGCTTGGGTCAAGTGTGTTTGGCCAGCAGATGGATCGCTTCGCACGAGCAGGACAAGGTCTTGGCGGTCTTACGCAAGATCAGTTTGGCACTGCGCTGCAGGCGTTTGGTCAAGGCACAGGCGCTCAACGCGCAGCCGCAGCAGGCATCGCAGGACTTGGCCAACAAGGTCAACAGATGCTGGGCACGCAGATTAATACTCTTAATCAGTTAGGGGTAACGGGTAGAGGCATACAGCAAGCAGGTCTTGATGCGCAGTACAAGGCGGCTACTCAGATGGCTGATGAACCGTTCATGAGACTGCAGCGTGGCCAAGCGTTGTTGCAAGGTGGCGCACCGTTCATGCCTCAGTACACCAGCGGCTTCAGCATGGGTCAAAACCAAGGGCAAGCTCAAACTCAGGGCAGTAAGTTTGCTCAAGGGTTAGCGGCAGTAGGAACTGTTGCGAGTGCTGCAGGAGCTATGGGATTTTCTGACATCCGCCTGAAAGAAAACGTAATGAAGGTTGATGACGTTCAACCCGGCGTAGGCTGGTACACATGGGATTGGAATGACACGGCTAAGGCCATGGGCATTGATGACCCAACTGAAGGTGTGATTGCGCAAGAACTCAAGGCAGTTGATCCAAGTGCAGTTGTTGTAGGCGACGATGGCTACTATCGTGTTGATTACTCCAAAGTAAACCGCAGCCGTGAAACGATCTAGGCGTGAGAGAAAGATCAGCAAGGTCATGGGAGAGTTCAAGGATGGCTCTCTTAAATCAGGTGGTTCGGGTAGAAAAGTAACAAATCCAAAGCAAGCTATGGCAATTGCTTTGTCGGAGGCGAACAGAATGAATCAAGGCGGAATAGTTGGACTTGCGCAAATGCAATCGCCTTTTGCTAATTCGATTCGACCACAGGCTCAGACCATGGGGCCTCGACCAATTGCGCCTGGCCCGCAGCAGATGGGGCCTATGCAAAGAAACTTCATGCAAATGCAAAGCCAAATGCGAGGCATGCAGCAAAATCCCTTGGCACTTTATCAAGGCTATTTGGGTCAAAAATACATAGGGCCGATGCAACAAGAGCAAGAAAATAAAATTAATCAATTTGTAGGCGCAGTCAGCCAAGCAGAGAGACAAACTTTTGGTAATCCACAAGGCGGCAAAACTTTTGGTGGCAGATTACAGCCGGGTATGCCTGGGTCTGGTTTGATGCCTCCCATGAATCAAGCACCAGACGTAATGCCTCCCATGAATCAGGCGCCAGCCGTAATGCCCAGAGGGTATTCAGATCGCGCAGCCGAATTCGACCCAGCAGACATGGCTCGTTTTGATGCTTTGCGAACACAAGGCCCCGCGCTCATGAACCAAGGAGGCATGATGTACAGCGATATCATGAACAGGCCAATGTTCCAGACGCCTCAGCAGCGCCAAGGCATGGGCATCATGGCGGGCGTTGCGCCTGTGCGTGGGTATGAAGAAGGTGGAATGGCTACGCCTGAATACACGCCTAAGTTTATGCGTGAAGAGGATTCAGAAGAAGACGGCCTTGGCCGAATGTTGTTTGAGTTTTTTATAGTTGATCCAGATGATCCTGTTGATGTTGGGTTAGCTTCAGCATCTGCTGCCATGGTGGCAGGAGGCATAACTGCCCCAGGTGCCGTAGCTACTCAGTTGGCAAGGATGGGTTACAAAGGCAAAAAACTTTTTGATGCCGTCAAGAAGATTGAAAGTTTAGGAAAGCCTAGCAAGCCAGATGCGGGAGTGATTCGTCAAGCCATGGCTCCAGTTGGAGCAACTTACGGAGCAAGCCAGACAGGAAGAATGGTTGGTGAAGTTCCTGAAATAGTTGAAGCAGTTGGCGGGATAGCTCAACTATCTGGTGGCGGATTTTTGGAAGGGTTGATTCAATCAATTCCGGGCAAAGGCGGCAAAGCGATAGAAATTCTAAGCAGAGGCATTGACGCTGGTCGTGTAGCGATTGATGACATATTAAACGCTTTAAAAAGAGGCGATATTGAGCAGAGAGAAGCAGAGGCTCTTGTTGCTAAAGCAGACAAAGTCCTTGGCGAACCTGGCGCTGAAACCGTTGAGCAGGGTCAAAGATTAGTGCTTAAAAAACCTGATGGGGAGTTAATTGAAACCCCCATAGGAAAAGTGCCTAAAGCGCCTGAACCGCCTGTGACGCCAAAGGTTGCTGATGATGCCACAAAGGCGGCTACAGGGGCGGCTGAAGAAGCTGGTGAGGCTGCAACAAAGAGAAGACCAATTAGAACAATTGGCAAAGCTGGCGCAGTGGGTGCAGCGGGACTTGGAGCTACAGATTTAGCTCTTGGAACTAATTTCTTATCAACTGGTCTTGAAAAGATTGGAGATGCATACGGCGCTGTTAGGGATGATGTTGCCGCAACCTTGGAGATGCCTGAAATTGTGGCTTTAAGAGAAAGAGTAAATCCAGACACTGGCGAGCGCGTTGAATTAACAGAATCTGTTATGGAGCAGGTTGACTTAAATAAAGATGGCAAGATTTCTGATGAAGAGCGCAAAGCCATAAAAGAAAAAGCTGATAAAGCTGTGGCGGCACAACAGAAACCTGATACAGGAACAGGAACAGGCACACCTAAGCCTGAAGCAACGGGTATCATGAAGTTCTTGTTTGGTAAAGACGGTATCGGTGGTGATCCGGGCGCAGTTGGCAAGACCATGGATTATTTAGCTGACCCAAGAACTCGTTACGCGCTTGCTCGCGCTGCAGAGTCACGCCCTGGTGTTGTAAACAGAAACTTCTTCACCGACTTCACGCTTGGTCAAGCTGAGTACGACCAGCTACAAGGCAAAGATGAAACTGCCTTGATGCAGAACTATGAGTTCTTAAAGGCTGCTGGCAAGAGTGATGATGAGATCTTTGATTTGTTGTTAAGTAAAGATACCGCAAGTGATCAAGCAGAAAGATATCAAGATCAAGTTTTATCTTTGTACACCGCAGCCAGAGAGGATGCGAGAAACACAGACAAATCAGACGCTGAATTATTAGAAGAAGCAAGATTAACTGCAGCGGCTATAATTTTAAATCAATCTGTCGCAACTCCAAAAGATAGCGACGTAACTGAAATACCTTTACAGCCAGCAGTTCAATGATACGAGTAAGGTTGCCCGATGGCAGATCTGTGCCTGTTGATACAGACAACCCAGACATCGCACGAGCAACAGCACAAAAGTATTTACAAGAGAACCCTCTTGTAGAACGTGGCGCTCAGTTGGGCGAAGAAGATGTGTCAGCCATTGGCGACATTGGTCGAGGTGTTGCAGCTGGATTGGTTAGTGCTGTAGAGGGTGTAGCGACTCTACCATCAGAGCTTTCTGGCGATGAACAAAGCGCACAAGAACTAAGAGAGTTTTTTGCAAAGTACAAACCAGACACATCTACAGATATCGGCGAAGCTGCTCGCTTCATAGCTCAGTTCGCAGCACCTGGCGGTATCGCCGCAAAAGCAGCAAAAGGTTTGGGATCGATAGGTAAAGTCGGCGCGTTTGGCGCTGCTGACATTGCAGCCACGACGCCTGATGTAGAAACCCTAGGTGATTTATTTGAAGGTGGCCCCACTCAAAGAATTGATACAGCTGATCTAGCTGGGGCTGAGCTTGCTGCTGCGAACCTGTCAAACAGACTGAAAGTTGGTGCGGAGGGGGCGGCATTGATTCTCGGTGTGCCAGCGGTAGCTAAGCTAGGCCTTCAAGCAGTAGGTGCAACTGCTGGTGCAATTGGTAGAACTGACTTCATAAGAGATGCAGCACGAGCGATCAAAGACCCCAACACACCGTTTCACGACGTTGGCGTAAAGCCAGATCTGTCTGATCCAGGCTTCATCCGAGGCAACATAGATCGATTCAAGAAAAACTTCACTAAGTACGCTAAGTTTCAAGGCGGTATGCCTGATAGGTTCACCAAACAATACGATGCTTTGCGCATTCATGAGATTGCTGCTCATAGTTCTGGAGCGCGACAAGCAGTCGAGAAGATAGACAACGCTCTAACCTTTGTTAACAAGAATGAAGGCGTCTTCAACAATCAAGACAAGAGCAGAATTCTTAACACATTGAATGATTTCTTGTTCGCTGAACAATCCATGGCGAACCCAGGCTTGACCCGCGAAGTAATAAAAAACAACGCGGCTAAAGAGCTTAAAGAAATTGATGACATCATCGCCAAGAATTCGTCAAAGAGCTTGTTTGCTAATCGCAAAGACATGAGCTTGTTTAAGGGCGCAGAAGATCTGCGAGGCCAGATAGATGGATTGAGTGACTCTGTGCAAGACATATTGCGTGATCCAATACTCACTCCAGAGATGCAAGCAGATTTGATTGAAACCATAGGGAACAACAAAACTTTCTATGGCATGCGTTTGTACCGCGCTCTTAACGACACAAGCTACACGCCAACTGTTGAACAAGCTGACAAGGCCGTCAAAGAATTAGTGGATTCAAGCCAAGGACTAGATGACGCATACAAGCTGACTGAGGCAGACGCTAGGTCTGTATTGAACGGCATGCTTCAGAGTGACTTTAGCAACGCCAAAATGGCTCCTAAAGATATTATCGAAACACCCACTCTTACGGGTGTTGCTCAGGGTATGTTGAAAGGTCGGCGTCTAGACAACCTTCCTGCAGTCAGAGACTTCCTTGGCGAATACACAGGCGCTAAAGATGTAATGATGCGAGCAAAGCCTGAACGCATAAGAGCGCGTGACGTAGGCGAACAGGAGGTCGGGCTGCGCACCAAGATGGTTGAGACCGTTGATGTCATGTCTAAGCAAATCGCCAAAGCTCGATACTACAAGAACTTGGTTGATTACAATGATGCGCTTGGTGATCGAAGGTTTCTGTTTGATCAACTCCCTCCAAACGCTCAGCTGGGAGAGTATTCTCGGATAGGTGCTGAATCATCCAACCCGCTGTCAGAAATTAGTGAAAGCGCAAAGCGTAGGTTTGGCCCACTTGCTGGCAAGTATGTGCGCAATGATTACAAAGAAGCACTTGAGAATGGATCAGAGATTTTTGATTTAGCAAAGGGCGGCATTCCTTTGTATTCAACCTTTCTAGGGTTGAAGGGCATGTCTCAAATTGCCAAGACGGTATACAGCCCAATCACACAAATAAGAAACGCAACGACTGCAGGCTTCTTTGCTTTAGCGAATGGCAACATAGGCAACTCAAAGTCTTTAGCCAACTCTTTCTCAACAGTGTTCAGCAACCTAAACCAAAGGCTCACTGCACCCGGTAAGTCTGGAGCTACGCTGGCTGACAGGCAGAAGTATTACAACGAGCTTGTAGATCTTGGCGTAATCAACACCAATGCCAAGGTTGGTGAGTTTGAGTCTTTGTTGAACGACGCTGTTGATAACAATGCGAAAGGGAAGGCCATATTTAAGTGGGCACAAGGCAAGCAAAATGGTTTGGCTGCTAAGCTATATCAAGCGTCTGATGATGTATGGAAAACATACAGCTTTGAAATGGAGTTAGGCCGACTGCAGAAAGCTTTCACCAAAGACCCAAATACAGTCATCAATGTGTCTGATCCCAGAAACTTCACTGAGTTTGGTGCGGTTGTTAGAAAAGGTGATCTAACCGAGAACGAGTTTCAAACCCTATTGAAGCGTGAAGCTGCTGAGATCGTAAAAGATACAGTGCCCAACTACTCGCGTGTTCCAGAGTTCATCAAACAGTTAAGGCAAATGCCATTTGGTAACTTTGTTGCGTTCCCTGCAGAAATGATCAGAACAGGCGGCAACATCCTTGGCCGCAGTATCAAAGAGCTTGCAAGCGATTCTCCTGAGATCAGAGCGATTGGCATGAAGCGATTGCTGGGATTCACCTCAGTAAACGTAGCCATACCTCAGTCACTGGCCATTGCAGGCACACAACTTACTGGTGCAAACGAAGAACAGGTGCAGGCGTACAAGCGATCAATGGCTGCTGATTGGGATCGTAATTCCACGTTGATACCGATAGCCACAGACAAAGATGGCAACATCACTGATCTTTACAACTTCTCGTACACCAATCCTTACGACTATCTGAAGCGTCCATTTAGTGCTGTGTACAACGCTGTAAACAATGGCATCACAAAAGAAGAAGAACTAAGCACCATCGCTTTTAACGCAATGTATGACAGTAGTGCTGAATTCTTTTCACCATTCATGAGCGAGTCGATTGTTACCGAAAAGATTGCTGACATTGCGCGTAACAGAACATCTTTTAACAGACCTGTATGGAACGAGTCAGACACTCTTGGAA